GGTATTATAGCTTTAGCATTAGCTGGACTTGTTTACTTTTGGGCAAGTACACATGGCTGGTCTATTAAATAACCAATTAATTACTTCTGAATCTGTAAAAGCAACTTATAATTTACTAAGAAAACTTCCTCCGTTTAATACATGGAGACTTCCTTCAGATAAACACATAGTGTTTTTAGTAAAAGATAATTGTGCTTGTATGGGAGAACTAGAAGTAGAACCTTATAAAATGATCATAGGAATTAATCACCATGAACATTTTGTTACTTTAGTTACTACAATTGCACATGAGATGGCACACATGAAACTTCATGTAGATGGGGTTAAAGGGTTTCATAGACACACACAAGAGTTTAGAGATTTAACAGCTGAAATAGGTAGTATCTTTGGCTTTGATAGGAAAACATTATGAAACATTTTATAATATTAATACTAGTCCTACTTACTTTATTTTACATACATAAAGTAGAAGCTTCTGAATATATGGTAATGCAGTATAATGAAAATGTTCGTATAGTACTTACTAAAGAAAAGTGTGATAAGGCAGGTTTTAAAGCAGTAGCACAAAGAATAGACAAAGAAGTTATGAAAGCTTGTTGGTCTCCTAATGGAGATAAGATACATATACAATGGGAAGGTGGGGACTTTAGTGAGTTTCCTTTAGATAGATTTTACCCTGTGGAGATTAAATAATGGACCCAATAACAATATTATCAGCATTCTTACCTGTAGCTATGGATTTAGGTAAGTCTCTTATTAATAAGTTTGTAGCACCCGATGTGTTTAAACCAGCTACTATTGAACAATATACTCAAATGAAGAGTATAGATTTAGAGTTCTTTAAGGTAATGAATGAGGTTGGAGCAGGAAATCCATCTTACCCTTGGGTAGAAGCCATAGTTAGATTGATGCGTCCTATAATAGGGGTTCTTGTGCTTTCTACATGGGTATATACAGTATGTAGTGGACACCCTAGTGAAGAAGTTAATAACTTTGCTAGTGCAGTTGGATTCTATTTATTTGGAGAACGCAGTTTGTTCTATATTAAGAAGAAATGAAGTTAAGTCCAAACTTTAGTTTAGAAGAACTTACATTTAGTCAAGTAGCGTCAAGAAGAGGAATAGATAACACTCCTCCTCCTAAAGTAAAAGATAACCTAGAAAGACTTGCATTATTTTTAGAACAAGTCCGTAAAGTAGTTAATAAACCAATATCCATAAGTTCAGGATATAGATCGAGGGAAGTTAATGAATCAGTGGGTGGAAGTAAAACATCGCAACATTGTGAAGGATGTGCGGCTGACTTTAATGTCAAAGGAATGTCTCCTGATGCTGTGGTCAGAGCCATTGTCGATGCTACTATACCTTACGATCAGGTTATATTAGAATTTGATAGTTGGGTACATATATCTATTCCAACGGTTAAAGGCAGTGTTCCAAGGAAACAAGCTTTAGTTATAGACAACAAAGGTAAACGAAACTTTAAATAAGAGGAAAATATTATGCCAATGGTAAACGGAAAAAAATATAGTTATAGTAAGATGGGTATGGCAGCAGCTAAAAAAGCAACTAAAAAACCAGTTAAAAAAATGATGGCTAAACCTGTTAAGAAGACTATGAAAAGTGGTTACTAAGTCAAAAGTAAATCAAGCAGGCAATTACACCAAACCAACTATGCGTAAAGCTTTATTTAATAAAATTAAAGCTGGCAGTAAAGGTGGTGATCCAGGTGAATGGTCTGCTCGTAAAGCTCAATTACTTGCTAATCAATATAAAAAAGCAGGTGGAGGTTATAAATAATGGCTCTTGCTAAATCTCAGCAGTCTTTAAAAGCTTGGTCTAGTCAAAAATGGAAAACATCTGATGGCAAACCAAGTAAAGGTAAGAAAAGATATTTACCTGAGGCTGCTTGGAAGGCATTAAGCCCTAATGAGAAGGCTTCTACAAATAAAGCTAAAGCACAAGGTAACAAAGCAGGAAAACAATTTGTTAAACAACCAAAAAACATAGCAAGCAAAACAGCGAGGTTTAGATGAAAGGTGTAAAACATTATTTAAAGAATGGCACAGAGTTTAAAGGTGCTACTCACAAAATGGCTAGTGGATTATTCACAGGCAAAGAGCACAGCAAAAGTTCTGTAAAGTTAGTGCATGCCAAAGACTTAAAAGGGAAAAAGAAATGAGTACTCCAGCGTGGACAAGAAAAGAAGGCAAGAATCCTAAAGGTGGGTTGAATGCCAAAGGAAGAGCTAGTTATACAGGAGGCACTCTAAAAGCCCCTGTTAAAGCTGGTGATAACCCTCGTAGAGCTTCTTTCTTAGCTCGTATGGGTGGTATGCCAGGACCTGAAAAGAAACCTAATGGAGAGCCTACAAGATTACTACTATCTCTTAAAGCTTGGGGTGCTTCTTCTAAATCAGATGCTAAAGCTAAAGCTAGAGCAATATCTAATAGAAATAAAAACAAAAAGAAGTAGTTGACATTAAGCCATAAATATGGTATAATTGTTATATAACATAGGAAAGTATTATGACTTATTTAGAGATTGTTAATAAAGTTTTACTAAGACTAAGAGAGAATCAAGTTGAGACTGTAGATGAAAATTCATACAGTGCACTTGTAGGTGAATTAGTAAATGTTACTAAACGAGAAATAGAAGACTCTTGGAATTGGTCTTGTTTAAGAACAACTCTTGCAGCAACAACTACTGCTGCTTTATTTAACTATGTTCTTGTAGGAGCAGGTACTCGTTTTAGATTATTAAGTGTTGTTAATGATACAACTAATATTTTTTTAAAGAGTAGACCAAGTGCTTGGTTTGAACAACACCTTCTTATGACTACTGTGCAAACAGGATCTCCTGCATATTATAATTTTAATGGAGTAGATCAATATGGAGATACACAAGTTGATGTGTTTCCAGTACCTGATGCAGGATATGATTTATATTTTAATATAGTAATGCCACAAGATGACTTTACTACAGATGCAGAGGAAGTTAAAATTCCTTATACTCTTCTTATTGAAGGTACTCTTTCTAGAGCTTTAAGTGAAAGAGGAGAAGATGGTGGTTATCAAGACCAAGAAGGTAGATATAGAAATATGTTAGCAGACTTAATTGCTATTGAAGCGGGAAGTCGCCCTGAAGAAACAATTTGGTATCCTAACTAATGCCTGGTAAATTACAAACAACTTCTATTGCAGCTCCTGGATTCTTAGGTTTAAATACCCAAGACTCTTCTGTTACTCTAGAGAGTGGCTATGCAACTGTAGCTAATAATTGTATTATTGATAAATACGGAAGATTAGGTAGTAGACAAGGTTGGGATTTAACAACAGTAGCAACTAATGCAGTTGTTACAGGAACTATCTCTGCTACTACTTTAACAGTAGATAGTGTTACTAGTGGAACTCTTTCTATTGGTGATGTAATTAGTGGATCAGGAGTAACATCAGCTACTTATATTACAGCTTTAGGAACAGGTACAGGGGGTACTGGTACTTACACAGTGAGTGCCTCACAAACAGTTACATTAGCAGGAACTTATGCAAGAGCACTAACAGTAGTTACAGTTACAGCAACAGCACATGGATTAGCAGTTGGAGACACAGTTTATTTAGACTTTACTTCAGGTACTGCAGTGGATGGTGCCTTTGTAGTAGTTACTGCTCCTACAGCAAATACATTTACAGTAACACATGGAACTAGTGGCACAACAAGTGGTAATGTAACATTAAGTCGTCCAATTACTGCAGTAAATCCTTTAGGTACTGGTAATTTTAGTGAATCTATATTTGAATTTAAAGATGTAACAGGAACTGTAGTCTATTTATCTGCTGGTAATGGTAAATTATTTAAAGGTACAGATTCTTTAATAGAACAACAAGTATTTGCTGCTAATCAAACTACAGTAGTAGCTAATACTTTTACAGGAAATAGATGGCAATTTGCTACTCTTCCTGAAGGTACAGGACCAACAGCTCTTTCTTATGCAATTGCTGTACAAAATGGAAATGCTGCTTTAGTATATAGAAAAAGAAACCATACAGATGCTTATATCTTTCAAAAGATAGGTGATTATGGTACTAAACCAACAGGTGTAACAACTTTTGATCCTGATTGTGTTCTTTCTGCTTTTGGTAGAATTTGGGTTGCAGGAATATCAAGTAATAAAGCTTCTCTTTATTTTAGTGCCCTTGTAGATCCAGCTAGTTTTACAGGAGCAGGCTCAGGGGTATTAGATATTAGTTCTGTCATTGGGAATAATGATGAAATAACAGCATTGGCTGTTCATAATAATTATCTAATAATCTTTTGTAAGAACCATATTGTTGCTTATTCAGGTGCAGGTGATCCTACAACAATGGCACTTGCTGATATTGTAGTGGGTGTAGGATGTATTGCTAGAGATTCGGTACAAGGAACTGGTACTGATTTAATATTTTTATCTAAGAGTGGTGTTAGAAGTTTTAACAGAACAGTGCAAGAAAACTCAATGCCACTTCGTGAACTCTCTCTTAATATTAGAGATGACTTAGTAGGTTATTTAGAAGTAGAAACAGTAACAGATATTAAAAGTGCTTATTTTGAAAGAGATGCTTTTTATCTATTAACTTTTCCTGGTTCTAAAGTTATGGTTTATTTTGATTTAAGACAGATACTTCCTAATGGGGCAGCTAGAACAACATTATGGAATAATTCAGATGGAACAATTTATAAAGCTTTCTGCTCAACTACTGACAGAACTTTATTTATAGGAGTTCCAAATGGTATAGCATTATATGATGGTTATTTAGATGGTAGTAATACTTATGAGTTTCAATATTATACATCTAGTTCAGATTTAACAGCACCAACTATAATAAAAATGCTTAAAAAAGCTACTTTAGTTGTTATTGGTAGTGGAGATCAAGACTTTACCTTTAAGTATGGTTATGACTATACTTTAAATTATAATACACAATTAATTTCTAGAAGTTTTGGTACTGGTATTTATCCTACTTATAACTCAACTACTTCACTATATAATAATAGTAAGTATGCTTCAGTAGGTGTTGGAGTAAATAGGATTAGTGTTCCACTAGGTGGATCAGGAAAAGTAATACAACTTGGAGTAGAATCTACTGTAAATGATACTCCTGTTTCGATTCAAAAAATTGATATATATTTAAAAACAGGGAAAACAGCATAATGTCAAACTATACCAAAGCCACAAACTTCTTAGCTAAAGACTCACTAGCAGATGCAGATCCACTTAAAATTATTAAAGGGTCTGACTTTGATACAGAGTTCAATGCTTTACAAGTAGCAGTTAATACTAAAGCAAATACAATCTCTCCTACTTTTACTGGTACACCTTTAGCTCCTACAGCTACGGCTGCAACTAATACAACACAACTTGCTACTACAGAATTTGTAACAACAGCAATTAGTGCTTCTTTTCCTTCAGGTGGTATTATTATTTGGTCAGGATCTTCTGCAACTATTCCTACTGGATGGTTACTATGTAATGGATCAAGTTCAACCCCTGATTTAAGAGATAAATTTGTTGTTGGTGCAGGTACTACTTATGCAGTAAATGGTACTGGTGGTAGTGCAAATGCAGTGGTAGTTAGCCATACCCATACAGCAACAGTTACAGATCCTACACATACACATACTTATGGTTCAAGTAGTAGAGTACAAGGTGGTAATGATAATGGTGTATTTTATGATGGACAAAATGCGGCAGCACATACTACAACAGCAGCTTCAACAGGCATTTCAGTAACAAATGCTACAGCAGGTGTAAGTGGTACTAATGCTAACCTACCTCCGTACTATGCTTTATGCTATATTATGAAGAGTTAATGAGTAAGATAGAATATGTAAACCTTCTCTATAGGATTTATGGAAGTCCTAAAGAAAATAAAAAGAAGTTTATAGAAGAAGCAACAACTTGGGAATACTACCCAGTGTACAAAGAAGATAAAGTGGTTGCTTTGTTTATGACTAAAGGTAATAGAATACATTGTGGATGTCTTCCTGAAGCTGGTGGAAAATGGTTCCCAATGAAGATGTATAAGCGGATTATAAAGAATCTTCTTCTAAAGTATGGAAAGGTAGCAACATCAACCTATCCTGAAACAGAAGCGTTTGTTAAGCGGTTAGGATTTAAAGAAATAAGTAGAAATAATAATGTTATTAATTTTATAAAGACAGAGGTATAATATGGGGTTTATTGCAGATTTTTTTGGCGGAAAAAAACCTGAGACTACTCAGGCACAGTATAATCCTGCGAATGTTACAGGGCCAACTGGTGGAGTTAATTGGAGTGGTGGTAATGCAACTCTTACATTATCTGATGCTTTAAAACAATTATATGATCAATATGTTAGTGGTGCATCTAGTACACTACCTTCACCAGAACAATTAGATTTTGGTAATCAAGTTTCTGATTATGGTAAAGGTATGTTTAGTCAAGCTTCTAATTTAAATCTTAATGAAATGATTGCAAAATATTATAATCAACAACAAGATATTATGGCTCCTGGTAGAGAAGCAGAAAATGTTTCTTTAGCAAATACTCTTTTTAGTCAAGGTAGAACTGGTTTAGGAACTGGAACTACTGGTGGTTATATTAATCCTGAACAGTTTAGTTTGTTTAAAGCAAGAGGACTAGCAGATCAAAATCTTGCTTTTGAATCTACTAATAGAGCTCGTGGTATACAAATGGAAGATATTCAAAAAGCTTTAGGTTTATATGGTATGGGACAATCCTTTAAAACAGAACCTTATGGAGTTTCTGCTGGTATTTTAGGAAATGCTATGAATCTAGGACAAGCTAATGCTTCTTTTATTCCTTATGGTATTCAATCAGGAAGTGCTGGAGCAAATGCTGGAGCTAATATACTTAATGCTGAAACTTCTGCTAGAAATGCTAATTTAGGTTTCTGGGGAAGTATTGGATCATCGCTTCTTAAGAAGCCATAAAAATAAAGGAATATAATATGGTACAATCAGTAGCAGGACTATTTGGAATGTCCCCTCAAGAGGCTGAAGCAGATGTTTATAAAAACTCATCTAGAGCTGAAGATCTTTTTAGAGGTGTTGGTTCTTTATTTGGTTATGAAAATGAAAACGTTAGAAAAGCAAAAACAATAGAAACTGCTATGCAAGATGTTTTAAGTAAAATAACACCTGAAGAAGCTAAAGATCCTTCTATTTTATATCCTATGTTAACAGAAGGATTTAAACGTTATGGTTTACCTAAAGAAGCTTTAATAGCAAGTCAAGCTGGACAAGAAGCAATTGCTTCCTATGATACTAATAAAAGTAATATTGCAGTACAACAACAAAGTATAGAAGATAAAAAAACTGCATATCTTGGTTCTGTAAGTTCTGCTTTTAGTAATGCTTTAGACACTACAGAAGATCCTAAAAAAAGACAAGCTCTTTGGGATACTGCTATTAAAAAGATTGCAAAGTATCGTCCAGAAGATGCACAAATGTTAAAAGATTTACCACCATCTGAATGGGCAACAGCTCTTAGTATTTATGAAGATGAATCACAAACTGCTGGAACACGTCAAAAAGAAAAAACAGCAGCTGCTAAAGTAAAATATGAAGAAAATAAACTTGCAGAAACACTACGTCATAATAAAAAACAAGAGTTTCTTACTGATAAAAAAATAGATATTCAATATAAAATAGAAAAACTAAAAGAAGAGGGAAGAGACACAAGAGCTTTAGAAAAAGAAGCAAGTACTATTGATAAAATAATGCATAAAGACATTGTAACTCAAGCTCAACTACCTAATAAAACTGAAATTATGAATTTAGGTACTAAAATTGGAGATAGAGAAATTAGTGGAGAATTAAAAGTTTCTACTGGTTTAGAAGGAGATGAACTTAAAAAAGCACTTCCTTTCTTTAAAGGAACTTACTCTAAATTTCTTAGTCAAAATGATGCTGATGGACTTCCATTGTATTCTCCTCCAGAAGCAAAAGCTTTAGCTCTTCAAGAAACATCAAAGAACATTAATGAAGAGGGTTACTTTTTTAAAAATAAAACTTTTAAAGGAACAGCTGCTATTACTCCTAAAAAACCTGCTGTAAACTCTGTTAAATTTACAGTAGGTCAAACTTATACAGATACTTCAGGTAATAAAGCTGTATATAAAGGTAATAATCAATGGGACCCTGTTGAAAAATAATGGCTTTTGATCCTACTAAAATTATTGAGGAAAACAAATCTATAAGTTTTACTTTACCTACAATAGAAATAGGCAAAACTTCAGAGTTTGATCCTACTAATATTGTTGGAGAACCTTTTAATGATACAGCTCCTCCTGCTACTAAAGAGTCTAAAGATTTTGATCCTAGTACAGCAGTAGAAGATACTTCTATTACTCCAACTAGATCTTTTGTTAAAGCTGCTGGTGGTAGTGCTGCTTTAAGCATAGCTTCTACTCCTGGTATGTTATTAGGAGCTAGAGTTGGAGCAATGGCTCTATCTCCATTTGGAGTTCCTGGTCTTATTGTTGGAGGTCTTGGTGGAGGTTTATTAGGTTTTGTAGCTAATTCAGAAGTTGCTGAAGCTGCTTTTGATTTACTTCCAGAAAAAGCAAAAGCTACTTTTGGTTATGATAAAAAAACTCGTCAACAAGAAATAGAACAAAATCCAGAGTCTTCTTATACAGGATCACTTACTGGTAATTTTGCTGTGTTCCGTCCTGGAGCATTAGCTCCTTTAGTACTTAAGTCAGCTAAAAGTAATATCCCTACTGTTATATCCCCCCTTAAACAAAGACTTGGTATGGCAACAGTTGCAACAGCCTTTGAAGGAATAAATCAAGTAGAACAAGGAAAGTTTGATCCTTTACATTTAGCTGAGTCAGCTGCTTTTGGATTTACAGCAGTTAAACCTACTAGTATTACTAATAAAATAAGTAGTATTATTAGTGGTACTGCAAATGCTAAACAAACATTAGATACAACAGCTGCTCATAATAAACATCAAGACTTAGTTAATACTACTGATCTTGTTACTATTTCTTCACTTCCTGAAGAAGCTTCCATAGCATTTAATAATCTTAATAGTAAGGTTAGGGCAGATACAACAGCAAATGTTGAACTTAATAGACAACTTGGTACCCTAGGTGTTTCTAAAGAAGTTTCTGAAAAGTTATATAGGTATGCTCAAGAAACTCATGCAGGAAATGAAAATATTAATAATGAAATACATGAAATTCAAATTAAAATTAAAGAACTTTATAATAACAATAATGAATTAATGAATCAATATGATCTTCGTTCTAGTGTTAATCCTGAAGGAAAAGTTCTTTGGAAAGACCTTCCAGATACAGTAAAAGAAAAAATTAAATCTAATAAAGAATATATTGATGAACATTTACTTGAAATTAAAGTTACAGAAAGTAAAATAAATAGAAGAGAAGTTCTTACAAAAGAAGAACAAAGTTTATATGATTCTGTTGTTAGACCTATGCAGACTCAAATTACAGAACTTACTAGATATTTAATAAAAGAAGGAGTAATTGATCCTGTTAATTTAGATCCTAAAGTAACTGGCCCTCATGTATCTAGACGTACTGTTTCTACTAAACCTAAAACTTTTTTTGAAACAGTCAAAGATTCTTTAGGATGGACTGGTAAACTTGATCCTTTAACAGGAGATGGAATACTTGAACGAACTCCTGCTGGAGAACAACAAAATCTTTTTGTTTTAAAAGACAGTAAAAATTTACGCAATGTAATTCAAATTGTAGAAAACAATAATGGTACTTATAGTTTAAAAAAATGGAAAAATGGTAAGTCTGTTGATATAGCAAACATTGGAACTACTAGACTTCAAGCAGGTGATACCTATGGTAGATTTAAAGTTGAAACTGCTAACACCCCTGAATTAGAACTTAATACTCCCTATAAATATTCTAATAATCTTGTTTTAGTATTAGGAGAACGACTTACTCAATTAAGAAATATGGCTAGAGTTAATGAATTACAAAAAACATTACTTGAGTCTCCAGAATTTGCTACTCGTAGACATAAAAAAGAACTTAATAAAGATATCCCTATTGGTTTTAGAGAGCCTAGAGTTAATGATGGAGCATCTGCTTTACCTAAAACTCCAAGACTTCAAGGTTATGCTTTTGATCAAAGAACAGCAGAAGCTATTGAAGACTTTAATAAACCTCTTTCAACTTCAGTAATTGGCAAAGCAACTAATGTTATTGTTACTAATTTAATGCTTGTTCCTTTTGTTCATATAATGAATGAAAATCCCCATTGGGTAATTACTAGGGGAATAAGTGGATATATTACTCCTGGAGGAATATATCGTTTAACAAAAACTATGCCTGAAGCAATTAGGATAGTTAATGAACGAGGTCCAGAGTATCAAAAAATTATGCAAGAAAATGGTAAATTAATGTCTGCTAATATTGAGAATAATTTATTTTTAGAAAACGCTTACATTTTAGGATTAAAAGAGGCTAGAAAATCTTTAGAGTTTAAAGAGCTTGCTAAACTTATAGGAGAGTCTCCTTTTAATTTATATAAAAGATTGTCTCAAAAGTCTCAACAAGTTATGTGGAATTATAGAGATATTTTAGTTGTTCAATCTGCTCTTGAAAAACAAATGAAATATGGAGGAACTTTAGGAGAAGCAGTTACACAAGTAGAAAGACATCTTCCTTCTTATACTTTACCTCCAAGAGTTGGAGAATTTAGAGTTCCTTATTATGTTCCTAAAATAGGTGGTAAAATTATTGGAGGAGCCGTTGCTGAAAAGGGAAGTAGAGTTCTTTCTAATATTTTACAAAATAGAAATTTAGTTGTTTTTGCTAATTACAAACATGGTATGATAGGATCAGTTCTTAATACAGTAAAAGATATTATGATGACTAATCCTAATGTAGCAAAGACAAGACAATTTAAAGAAGGAATAGATTCAGCTTTAGCTATAGGAGCTCTTACATATATGGCTTATCCTTATGTATTAGATGGTATGGCAAAAGCTTTAAATGATTTATTTGATACTAATTTTGATGAATATAAATTTAGACGTGGTGGGGCTCTTCATATTTTTGATACAATTAAAGAAGTAGCTAAAGGTAGTAAAGATCAAATGGCTATATTTAATACTTTTTTAACTATGAATCCGGTTATTCAAACAGGAATAGAAGCTGTTATTAATACTTATTTATATAGTAGAAAAGAAATAGCAACTCCTGGAGATTATAGGACTTATATAGAAGATATGAAAAACTATTTTATTCAAAGATTTCCTATGATGCAAAGTGCAGTTCAAGCAGAATCAGAATGGGGCGGTGGACCTGCCCAATTCTTCTTTAAACTATTTGATATTAAAACTAAAACGTTTGAACAAATGCAAAGAGATCAAGATAATCTTGATAGAATTGAATCTTTACAAGAAGAACGTATTTATAAGTATGAAAACCCTGAGTAAGTGACACTCAGGTATCAAATAATAATAATAATGTCTTGTAGGCTCTTAAAAGGGCCTTCTTATTGATCTAAAGTAATTTTACCTTTAAAAAAGACAAATCTTAGTATTAAAGCATCAACTATGACATAATTAAAGTCATCGTCACTAATAAATTCAATTCCTACTGACATACCACTAATAAGTTCTATGTTTGCTTCTATCATATTTCACAGCCTCCTGCTGTACATGCTAATATTTGTTGTCCTATTGTATTATCTTCTTTTTCTAAAAGGCTAGTCCAGTCAATTGTACTTGGAGTTTTACTTAAAAGATCATTATAAAACTCCTCTGTACAATCTTCATAGGGAGCTTGTTGGTAACTATGATTAGAGTGGGGTAAAAAAGATACTCCACTTATCTCATCAAAGTGTTTCCATACCCAAGCACCTACTTCAGGCCACTCCCCATCTTTAACAGATATAGTTACAGATGGTTTGTGCTCACACCAGTATCTTTGATAAACTAACCAAACCTCAAGTTGTTCTATAGCTGTTTTATCATTGCGAAAAACAGCATGAGCTGGAGCTTTGATTGGAAAACTAAAGATAGCTGTTGAATCTTTGTTACTTAAATCATCTTCTACTTGAACACCTTGTTCTTTAAGGTACTCATAAATTGGGTCTTTTTTATCCATACGAATACGTCTAATATAAAAAGGATTGTGTCTAGCATGAATGCCACTAGCACTATCCACCAACTGACTGACTGTTCCTGAAGGCTTAACACAAGTGATAGAAGTAGAAGCAGGAATACCAAACTTTTCAGCAAACTCTTCATTTGTTTGTCTAGCAACATCTCTTAGATCCTCTAGTAATTTAGGAACAGGATTACTTGTTAATTTACAATCCATAATTCCTGTTAATGATACTCCAAGTAGCCGTTCTTCTTCTGTATTCTTTTTCCATTCAGAGGATAAGAATTGAAAGTTAGTTAAGGTTGATTGAATTGTCCCAAGTATTGTTGCAAGCCTAACTTTGTGTTCAAGAGACTGTTTGGTATCTTTTTCCCGTACAACCACTTCCGTAAGATTGCAGAATTGTTTATCACGGAGGATAATCTCACTACATGGATTGGTTCCGTAACTGAGAGTCGGATCTCGTCTTCCCCACTTATTTGCTTGATTTTGAGCAGCAATTCTATTAAATATTCCTCGTTCACCTGATTTCGATTTAACCAGACTAAGCCATTCTTCCATGAAAGTTTCGCTATCTGGTCTTTCTGTGTACGCAACCGAGTTGTTTGCGAGTCTTCTATGTGAATTATCATTCCACCAAGCTCCTGTTTTAGCATCACGCATACGTTTGTCAGTAAGATTAGATAAAGAGATAAGAGCAGAACGTCTTACTCCTCCAACTACTACTACATCACCAATCATACACATGATATCATGTACTTCTATTGAGTTTAATTTACGACCTTTTGCTTGTTTAAATGTTTCTATTACAAAATCAAATAGTTTCTTAAGAGGCTCAGGACCACTAGCTCTTCCTCCAAATGTTTTTAGTCTTGCTCCAGCAGGTCTTACTTTAGAGTAATCAAATGTAGGAATGTCACCTTCCCATAGGGAAGATAAAAGTTTTTTAAAAGCCTTAGCCCATCCTAGTTTACTATCTTCAACAAAAATAACATCATCACATAGTGTTAGTTCATTAGGTATTTCAGGAAGTTTAGTAATTTCTTGACGTTCACAAGAAAACCCTACTCCTGTACCATTCATTAAGATGTATAAAGCTTCACTAAAAGCCCTTTTATTATTAACAGCAAGGTAACTACAGTTATAAGCAGAGATGTTATCTCGTTCACAGGCTTCGCCTGCAGTCATCATTAAACGCATAGACGGCATGATCTCTAGGTTTTCTATACTTTTATGCATAGTATCCCAAGTTTCAGTTGGTAAAGTAACTTTACTTTGTAGGTATGTTATTAGTCTAGTAACTGTTTCATTCCATGTTTCTCTTCGTTTTAAATCAGGAATGTATCTTGCATAACGACTCATTGCTATTACTTCTTGGTAAACACTTGGTAATTTAATCATCTAAACTATAATCCTCTAATTCATTGTTAGTTTCTTTTGATAACCTATCAAAATCTTCTTCTATTTTATCTTGAAATTTATCTACTAGTTGTTCTGATGTAATATTTAGTAATTCAAGTAAAATAGTTTCATCAAATTTCTTTAGGTCTTCACATAATTCATTAAATGTACGATTCATTTGCTGACTTTCTATAATAAGTTATGACCGACCTTCAGTTTTTTCTTGTTCAAATTCTTTAAGTAACTCTATAAAATGAATTGCTTTGTCAAGATCTTGAACCCCACCCTTGTCCCGCCATCTACACAGGTATTTAATTGCAGTTGCTTCTAAATAGGGAATGTCATTAATGTAATTAAAAAAGGCAGGTTGTATCCTAAACTTTTTATAATGATCCCCACCTATTTGTAAATCAATTGCTTTCATGTTTTGTCTCTTTAATATAATTTAAGGGATACCCATTAAAACTAACATCAATACAACTACTATTCACCAATAACAAAACGACTACTATCATATTTTTTAACATTAGTAACCTTAATAATATTAGCAGTATCTGCTATAAGTGGAGTAATAGTAACATTGTGCATCTTGGACTTTAAGTCTTTAAACCAAGACATCTCTCTAGGTTCTGATGTCATTAGACCAGACCATACAAGTACATGGTTAACATCAAATTCTTCTACGAGATAGGCTAAGGGTTTCATGATATAGATATAAACTTTGGACTTTTAGCAGCAATGTTTTCTGTTCCTCTAAACCAAGCACCACAATCTTGACATTGATACCTATTATATTTAGTAGACAAGTTAACTCGTATACCACGTTTTTGATAGTGCTTACTACCACAATTAGTACAGACAAGACTATTTTCAAATACAGATAGATTAAGATGATTAGGAATCCAAGGTTTAAAAGCTTCATATACTTTTTCAAGTAAA